CATGGATGTCGATGGCTCCGCTCGCGTTCCGCGCGATCTCCACCGGCGTCGCCTGGGCCGCGCTTCCCAGGTCGGTGGCATGAGCCCGCCGATAGGCGCGCCTCGGCACGAGAGCCTTCGCCCCACCGCCGGCGGCCGTCCGGGCCTGGCGGAGCGTGACGGTATTGTCATCAGCGGCAGCCGCCCGCCCCTCATTCACGATCACCGTGAAGACGACGCTGTTGCCGTGCTTCATGCTGACCCAATCCGAATTGACCGCTCCGGTCGTCGCGACGGCGGTCCCGTTCGTGACCGCGACGATCTTGTTGTGATTCAGGAAGCTATGCTTCATGTTTCCTCCACTGTCCTCTTCTCAGCCCGTGCTCTCTCTGCTGAGCCGTCTCTATGCGGAGCCGAGTACGACGAACGGAGACTGGACGAAATCAGTGCCGCTCCGTTGCGCCGGCGTCACCGGGCTGTCAAGCCACGGCCGGCCGTCCAGGCGCTCGATGCCCCGGAGGACCGTGCGATTGCTGCTGAACTTCTCATGCGGGGAGGAGTCCATCGACAGCGTCATCCGGTCGCCGATGAGGTAATACATCCAGTCGACCAGCACGAGATCGCCGACCCCGCCGAGACCGGAGAGGTGCTCATTCGTGATGATCGGGCGCCCGTTGAGCGTCGTCGGGACGGCGCCGGGGAGGGCCGGATGGAAGACCTGGGCATCGCTGTTGTTCAGCGTGTACAGCTCCGGCCATGCCTGCGGGTTGACCATCCACACCGCGCGGCCGGCGGAGCCGGGCAGGAGCGCGGCCTCCATTTTTGCGATGTCATTGACAGAGATCTTGCTTGCGGCCTCCCGCGAGATCGTCGCGACGGCCGGGCTATTGAGTATGCCCAGCGGCTTGCCGACGCCGTCACCGCGAATGAAGACCGACTCCTCGATCCACGGGACGGCCTGGCTCCAGAGCGACATGATTAGCGTCGGGACGCTGAGGAATGAGTCCTCGATGAGCGTGTTGGGCAGGATGGTCCGGCCCGCCAGCCCGCGCGCCGTGAGCTGTACCAGCTTGAAGTCCGGCTCCGACTCATCGATCTCATCGTTGACCTCAAGCCAATGGAAGCTGACCCCTCCGAAGACGTTATCGCCGGCATGGGATACGTCGCGGATGGCCGGGATCGTGACGGAGCTGGCGCCCAGTGGAAGCACCATCGCGCGGGACCGGATCGACGTGGCCTGGAGCATCAAGCTCAACAGCTGAGGCCGGAACTCCTCCGGGACCAGCGCGCCGCCCAGCTCCACCTCCTCGCCGGTCAATGCCGCCTGGATGTCTCCGTTCGTCGTGACAAGCTGCAGGCGCTCATCGATCCGCCCGTTCGGTCGGCCAGCGCTGATCACGCTCCGGAGGAAATCCCCGAAGCTCTCGAACTTGCCGTCCAGGACCGCGCCGGCCGCCTCCGGGTTGTACCAGTTGACATCCGGCAAACCCATGCGCGCCATGATCTGATTGCTTCCCGTTGCCCAGGGCGGAAGCGGGTATCCCGCCTGTTTGGAGGCTTGCGGCGGACCCTGCTCCTGCGCCGCCTTGAGCGCCTCGATCTCTCCCATAACCGGCTCGATGGCCGTGGCGAGCTGGGGCTCCAGCTGCTCACGGATCGCGCCCATGAGCTTGCCGCCGTGTCCGTTCTGGTCGCCCAGGAGCGCGTCCAGGATGGTGCCGACCTGTTCGCGGGTCTCAGTGTCCACTGCCATATCGTTCCTCCAATACTGCGGCGACGGCATCCGCCGCCGTTTCCTTCACCTCTTCCGTGTCATCGTCCGGCGGCGGACCGTTCGCGGCCGCCTCATCAAGCTGGCGCTCCAGCTGGTCATAGATCTCGTCGGCCTCAGCCTGGTCCGTTTCGGCACGCAGGATGGCGCGACGCTGGCGCGGCATGGCCAATCGCGCCATGAGCGCGTCCATGTCTTCCGCCCGGTCCGCCATTCCCATGCTGACCGCCTCGCGCGCCACCTGGACCCGTCCGTCGGCCATGCCGTCGCGGACCGCCGCGGGCGACTTGCGGCGACTCCGCGCCACCGCGCCGACAAACTCCTCGTAGTAGTAGTCGACGTGACTCTGCAGGTGCGCCCTGGCCTCATCGCTAAGCGGCATGGTGTCACTCAGCTCCGCCTTGTACTGACCGGCGTGGATGATCGATATGTCCAGCCCGATGGTCTCGTACAAACGGGAAGCGTCCACGTGTTCAGTCAGCACGCCGATCGAGCCCGTGAGGCTTGACGGCGACACCACGATCTGGTGCGCCGCGGCAGCCGCCAGCCAATACGCGGCGGACGCCATCAGATAGCGGGACATGGCGACGATCGGCACTGTCGCGGAGGCCCGCAACGCTTCGAGCCGTGCGGCCGTCTCCGGTACCGCTGACACGACTCCGCCCGGCGAGTCCACGTCCAGCACGATGGCCTCAACGTCGCTCTCGCCCAGCGCGTCCCGTACGGCTCCGGCGACCGTGGCCGGGGTCGTTATGACACCCAGCATCTCCAGGAACGGGATCGATTGTGGATAGATAATGCCCTGCACCGGAATGATGGCCACCGCCCCGTTCCGGTGCCAGCGGCGTGGACCGGGCGCGCCCAACTGGTCGGCGCTTACGACAGAGCTGTTCGTCGATGACGACGCCCAGGCTACCGACGAACGCTTGACGCCTGGTTCATACAGTGACCATATCTGGCCATTCAGATCGGGAATCAAAAGCCTAGGGCTCCTCGCACAACAAACGTCGGTCGACGGAGCTCTAGGCTCGCAAACGAGGCTCAGGGCCTGCTAGCGGCCAGTTAATCGCAGCGCGAGCTCCATGTCAAGAGCCTCTGACCGATCGTCCATATCGCGGACCGCTTCGCCTGGCCGCAGGACGGTTTCCTCTCCGCAGGCCCGGCAGACAACCGAGGCGGCTCCGACGTGGCGCGCCAACAGCGCACCCTTGCCGCCATTCTTTCGGGTCCGGCACTCGAGGTTCTGGCAGCGCATTTCGTCGACCAGCTCGAACGTCAGCGGTCCGGCGGCGGAACCCGCGGGGCTCACGGGAGGACCGCCCTCCGCCGGAACGGACGTCATATTCAACGGCACCAGATAGTCGTTCGGAACCTCACGCGGAGCCATGGCCTCGTCGAGCCGCCATTCGTCCGCGGACAGTACGCCCAACTGGCGCATACGGCCGTAGACCTCCGACCGCGCCTTCGAGTCGCCCCTCATCAGGTCAACCACGTCGAAGCGGTAGCGCAGGTCGTCCGGGAGGAAATCCGTCTCGATCATTTCCTCGACCCGGCGGAGGCGTGACAGTAGCACGAACTTGACGAAGGCGATCGACTGCTGCTCCACTCCCGTGCCCCAATTCGACGCGGAGCTCCGCCAGCCCAGCAGGTGGTGCGGCATCCCGGGCGCGTACCAGCCAAGGATCTCCTCCCGCTGGAATTGCCGCGTCTCGAGGAACTGCGCCTCGGACGGCGGGATCCCGATCCTCTCGTATTTCGCGTTGCCCTGCAGGAGGAGCACGTTTCCCGCATTCCGTGAGCCCTGGTGGAAGCGGCGGAAATTGTCATAGAACTCGTCGACCTGCGGTTTCTCCAGCTTCTCCGGATGCATCACCACGCCGCCGGTCGTCGTGCCACGCCGAAAGAACGTCAGCGCCGTCCGCTCCGCCTGCACCGTCAGCTCGTGGGTCATGGCTCCGGCGCGGATCGGGCTCATTCCGCGGAGCCCGTCCGTGGCGCCCTTGGCAAGGTGGACTATCTCCTCCGGAGAGCGGGAATCCTGCTCGTCGCCCTCCAGTTTGTACAGGACCCGCCCCTCCTGGCGGAACGGGTTGACCCGTTGCGGCATCAGGAAATGGAGCCCGCGGACGCCCCGCCAGCCGGGCGACGTGCGGTCCACCCAGATATAGGCATTGCCCCAACCCTCCACGCTGGCGAACACGGCCTCCCAGAACGTGTTGCCGCGCATGGCGTCTAGGCGGTTCGGTTTGCTAAGGATATAGCGCCATTGGGACGTGTCCAGCGGTCGACGGTCACGGACGTCCTTGCGGGTGATCTGACGCGGCAACTGGCCGCAGGTCTGCGAGATCACGTTGATGATCGCCATGACGGTGGCGATCGGACTGGGTGGCGCACTCATGGATCCGCCGCCTCCGACGCCCAGGCCGAATAGGCCCGGCTCCGCGGTCGGTGCCGTCATGGTGGCACCCCTTGGCGGCGGCGGCGCGGCGCCGAGGAACCGGCCGATCATGACCCGTTCCTGTTCTCGTCGATGATCATGTCCGCGGCCACCAGGAGCCCGAATACGCCAATCACCAGCATGGCCCACTCCATTCCGAATAGTCGCTGTACCGCCACGCCGATGAGCGCGGCTCCACCCAGCGCGGCAAGCAGGATAATCAACCGGCGGCGGTTCCTACTCATCACACATCCGGCGGCAGCCACACGCGAAGCGGTACAACCTCGGTCTCCTCCAAGTCTCCCTGCGCCCGCGCGTCAAGACACGCCTGCCACGATAATACAGCAGCCATCGCAATATCGATGCTTTCAAGCGATGAGCGCGACGCCTTGCGGATCGTGTGGAGCCCGTCCTCGCCGGCACGCCCGCGGAGGATCTCCTTGTGCGCGGCCAGCACGTGAGCGTCGAAGCGCGGGTTCCGCTCGTGGACCACGCCGCCGGTTTCCACCGCGTCGAGATATGCCCGAACGGAACGCGCCATCCGCGTGATCCGTCCGCCGCCGGTGTACCAGGCCGCGACGACCGCCTTGCCGTCCGGCCGCTCGAACTCCGCCTGCCAGCTGGACAGCGACTCCTCCCACCATGACGGGTCGGCATAGAACCGCATGACCCGCCACGCCTCCCGGGTTTCGCGGACCAGCTGGTGAACCTCGTCAGCGGGCACCTCCCATTCCGCCTGGCTCCAGTCCCGTTCCCACGCCCCGATCACCCACTGGTAGCCCGTCTCGAGGTCCGTCCCGACCAGCGCGGTGGCGTCCCGCGTTCTGGAGCCGTCGAATCCCAGCGTGATCCGGCGGCCGTCCTCCGGCGCCCGTTCGTCCACCGCCGCGGCCGCCCACGTCGACGGGTCCATCCAGCGGCCGGAGCCCGCCACGATCCGGTTGTGAAAGAACCGCACGCCCAGCGCCTCGTCGGTCGCGGGGTCGCGGAACTCCTGCAGAACGCGCTTGGCGTCTATCCAGTAAGAATCCCCGCGGGCCGCTATGATGCCCGCCAGGACGTCCATATCGTCCGTCAGGTCCAGATCCGCCGGAGCCTCCCGGCTGTCGTACAGAACGTCCTCGGCATCGCGCGCCGCCCAGTCCAGCTCCGCCACGCTGCCTTCGCCGTCCATGTGAGCGTTCGTGATCGCCAGCGACCGGGCGCGCCCTGCCGGCGACTTTGCCAGGTTCCGGTTGATAACCTCCGCCAGCCGGAGGCCTCCGTTACCGGACACCCAGTGCTGCGTTTCGCCGGCCAGACAGAACGTCGGCCGGCTGCCCTCGAGCCCGCGGGACGAATTGGACACGCTCTGGATCCGCCGCCGTCCCGGAGCCCAGCACGCCTTGATGCCAAGCCGCAGACCGAGGTCGCGTTGCATGGGCCGCGGGATGAGCGCAGGGAAGAGGCTCATCGTGTTCTGCTCGGCCTGCGTGGCCGTGCTGGCCGCCACCTGAATCCATGCGGCCGGCTCACGGACCGCGATCGGCGAACCGTCCGCGTGCCACCCCCCAAACCGACACGGGCCGATCCATTCCACGATCGAAAGGATAGCCGCGAGCGGATCCTTGCCCCAGCCCTTCATGCGGCGCAGGATGCCGCGGCGGTAGAGCCACGCGCCGGTTTCGTCGATGGCATACCACCAGGCCACGAAGCGCGCCTGCTCGATGGTGAATACCCAGCGGCGGCCGTCGATGTTCTGCAGGTAGCGGGAACACCAGTCCATGACCTCCCAGCCGAGCGTGTGCTCCGGCAGGCCGGGCGGTCCGTACAGGACCGGGTCCACCTGGCGCTCCGCAACCACGATCAGCCACCCGCAAGGAGTTGTCGATAATCCGGCACCACGTCGGGCGGTGTCGCCGCGTCGCTCGCGGGATCTGCCAGCGGCGATTCGGGATGCCTCATGCGGCGCTGGGCGAGCGGCGTGAGCATCAGCTGCTCCAGCAGGCGGTCAATCTCACGCTGGAGGACGCGGTGCATCCTGCTACCCGGGCGGGCGCTATCGCGGTCGGAGATCTTCTGGGCGCAGTCCATGGCCAGCTGCCAGGCGACGGAGTTCCACGAACGGGCGACCGGCTCCGCCTTGACGCTCCTCCAGAACTCCCGGGCACCGGACGACCAGTCCGCCCAGCCGCGGGCGGACGGAGGCTTGACGCCGGTCGCCTGCAGCGGCGTGAATTGTTGCTCGGCATGCCGTGAGGTGGATTCGCCCTCCTGGAGCGGCACCGGCCCGCGCTCGCCCATTAGTGATCACCCCATTTCGACGGGTCGCGTCTGCTCAAATACCAGGCGGCCGCGCGCCAGTCGCCGTCGATGCCCGCCTTATAAACCACCATAGCGAGGTCGTCCAGCGCGCCGTTGCGCGCGGCCTCCCACGCGTCGCGGAAATCTTTGTTCGTCTTGCGCCGCCGGTAGACCGTGCTGGTCGACACGTTGACCTCTTGCGCCGCGGCCGTGACATTGTCGGTCCGCGCCAGAATCACCAGGAACCGGTATTCCCAATCCCAGTCCTTCGCGCGCGCGGGCGCGTTGTCCGTGTCAACCGGAGTGTCCTCAGCCATCGGCCTGCTCGAGCACGGCCGTCTGGCCGGTGTACGCCTCCCACCGCTTCCGGGCCATATCGACGTACCGCGGTTCGATCTCCATGGCGTAGCAAGCGCGCCCCTGCCGTTCAGCTGCGATTATGGTCGTGCCGGAGCCCACGAACGGGTCGTAGACGTCGCCCTCATGATTCCGAATGGGCCGCTCCATGCATTCGACGGGCTTTTGAACTGATAGGCCAGTTTCCGATTTCGATGGCTTTGGAATGTCCCAAAGCGTGGTTGCCTTCGCGTCGCCGATCCAGCCATCTGTAGACCCAGCGCGGACCGCGTAGATCAGAGGCTCGTGCTGCACGTGGTAACGTCCGCGCCCTATGGGCGCGGACGATTTCGCCCACACGATGATCATGCGAATGTCGAACCCCAGGTCACGGATAGTCGTCATGAAGACGAGACCTGTGGCACCCGGCGGGTGCCACAGGTAGACGACGTCTCCCGGAAAGAGTTTGTAAGCCGGTGACCAGTCGCTGACGTGATCGTTGGAGGGCGTCCCTATGGCGCGAGCGCCATAGGGACGCCCATTGTCTCTGTCGACCTCATTCCGCCAGTTCGGATCGTAATTCACACCGTAGGGTGGGTCCGTGACCATGAGCCTCGGCTTCTCCCCGTGGAGGAGTTTGTCGACGTCGGACGGGTCAGTCGAGTCGCCACACATGAGGCGATGCTGGCCAAGAATCCAGACGTCGCCACGCTTTGTTTCAGGTTCGCCATCCTCATCGAGCAGTGGGGTGTCATCCTGGCCGACCTCCGGAGCGTTGATTCGCGGCATGACGCGCCCCCAATCGATGGGAGGCTTCACCCTGTCGACGAGCTCCTGAAGTGCGTCCTGGTTGGTCTTCGCCATCGCCGCGATCGGGTCCAGTGTGGCCAGCACTTGCCCGGCCTCGTCCTCGTCGAGGTCGACGATAATCACGGGCAATTCTTGGACGTCCAGCATGTCGCGTCGGAGATGGCCGTCGATCAGAGCCAGCCCTTCCGGCGTCTCACGGGCGATCAGCGCGTCAACGATTCCAACGGCATCGACCATCGCTTGGAGGGCATCACGTTGGGCCTGCGGATGTTTCCGCCAGTTGCGCTCGTCGGATGCCAGCTCCGCCGGCGCGACGAACCGGAGCTCCTTCACACGGATCTGTGCCATAGCGCGATTCTAGCAAAACCGATTTCGCGAAACTGTCACAAAAACGGAGA